TACTTAATCGTAAGATTAAGGAGGGGAAAACCCCTCACTCCTTCTCTTATGAGTTGTCGGCGGCGACGGATCGCCTACCTATAGTCTTACAATGTCTTCTTTTAGACACTCTTAAGGAAGGTTTAGGGAGAACGTGAGCAAGTATACTCGTCGACAGGGACTATAAAGTTCCTGGAAAAGGCTACGTGAGATATGCTGCGGGGCAGCCTATGGGCGCATACTCATCATGAGCTATGCTGGCTTTAACTCACCATCTTATTGTGCAATTTTGCGCATGAGATCTAGGGTATCGGTCATGATTTACCGATTACGTTATCCTAGGTGACGACATCATTATTTTGGATGTCGAGGTAGCTAGACGCTACCGGAGTGTTATGAAGCAACTCGATGTTGGCTTTTCAGCAACAAAGAGTCTTCGGTCACGCACTGGATATCTTGAGTTCGCAAAACGCTTTATGGATCCTAACGGATCATTAGCGCCTTTACCTCTAAAGGCCCTAATCGCTAGTAAATTTAATATATCTGTAGCTGTAGAGGTTCTTAAAGCTACCGGCCCACACCGAATGTGTGACGCACTTCGGCTTCTCGGATTTGGTTACCGAGTTGCCTCATCAGCCTGAATCGACAGTATCTCGGGGAATAGGGGAGGCTACCTTAAGCTCCTCTTAAGATTGCCTGGAATAACCGACCAGTCATACCCTGACTTAGGAAGATGGCTCTACCGCGATGGAGTTAACTCCATTAAAGTAAGAGACTCTCTAATTAACGAGATCATCTCATTTGAATTACCTTCCACCTTAGGTAGGTGAAAGTTTTGGACTTTCTTCGGTTTTCCGGAGAAACTCCGAGGTGCTGGAGAATATTTTACATTCCTATTCTCCCCGCTCCTTAAAACATTGAGTGACAGTGAAGAAGAGAGAATGAAACAGGTCTATTCGTACCTTCGTTTCAGGGTGATACCTGATAGTCCTAGTGGACTATTGGATCTCGCTAATTTTCTTAGTGAGATGTCACCAAAAAACCGTCTCCTTACCGATGAATCTGCTTGAATTTATTATCATTCAAGTGAACCGGAACCTTGCAAAATGATTAATAGCTTGGCTAAGATCCTCTATAAACCAGGTGAAAATCTTGCGGCCTGAGATAGACAAAACTTGTGACCTAGTGCCACGCGCTATGTTGCTAGTATTGAGTAGGTGAGCTGAGGGTGCTAAACCCCCGGCACAAATCAACCGCGAACAAGGGAAGTGCCCTGTATGGGTTACCTACCTTTAAGACCATAACGTGTTAC